ACCTCTATTTCTTAATTCTTCTAACGCCAGCTTTTTACCATCAATTTTTCCATTTGCCAACTTTAATAAAAGTCTCATATGCATTGTTTGGAAAATGAATTCTTCATTTTCTTCATCACGGATTTCATTTAACGGAACCCGTTTATCTGTTGGTAAAAAAGAGTCCCTATTATATTTAAACATCATCTTTCCTAAACATTGTTTCTGCGTGATCTTTTTTAAGTTCCGTTACTCTATTAGTAGAATTAGTTGATAAAACATCATGTACAGTTGCGCGCGCTTTATAATCTTTACCTGTAACAATATCATCTATTATTGTTGCTATTATTTCTCTGCCTTTATTTTCCAAACTTGCGCTCTTTCTTATTTAGGTTATAAAGACCTTTCAATGATTTTTCACCTGTAAGCATTTCAGGTTTAACATTTTCTCCACTGTTTTGCATTCCTTGTGATGTTGCTAATCCCTGATCCTGTCCTGCGGCAGTAAATGGTTGTCCTCCTGTATTTGGATCAGCTCCAGGTACAACATTAATTTTATTTACTGCTGGAACTGCCGGTGGCATTCCTGCTTGAGGTGGGTATTGATCGCCCTCATTCTCTGCTTCTTTTTCCTCTTTTTTAATTTGTTTTTCAATATTCTTTTGTTCTTCAGGTGTAAGTCTAAGAATCTTATCTTTAACAAATTGTTTAGAATAATAATTTCCAACTAATTCTTCTACATCTCTCATCATATTTAATCTATCACCCATTAACTCTTGTTCTTTCAATTCAGCAAAATGATTATCGGCTGCATAATTGAATCTAAGAGTTTCTTTTAATTTAGGCCATTCAGATGTATGAATAATATTTTTAAGAATTAATTGTTTTTCCATTATTTGATAAAACAAATGGGAAAACCTTATTCTAATTCTATCAATAAATCTTGAAAATTTTAATTCATCTCTACTAATTTCTGATGCTCTACCTAAAACAAAAGGGGTATCAGCTTCTAATCGTGACAAAGGAACATTTAATGATTGATATAGTTTCCTTCTAAAATAATCTACATCTTCCATTTCACCTAGATTTTGTCCTCCGGGTAAAGTAGAAATTTCCGTTCCTCTTCCGCCTTCTCTTCGTGGAAGCCAATAATCTTCCAACATTGACTGATGCCTTCTATCATCTTTTACTTCACCAGTTGATGCATTATATACTAATTTATTTTTATACCGAGTCATTATATCTTTAAGATATTGCTCAGCTTTTTGTTTAGGCAAGTTACCTACATCAATATAAAATATACGTCTTTCGGGCGCTCTTGCTATTCTATAAATTACAACAGCATCTTCCAACATCCTTAGTTGATTTAACGACTTAATGGCTTTATGTAAATGGGAAATAACATACTTCTTATCTTTTGTCATTATACCTGAATGAGCCATAATGATAGAATCAGTAGCCACCTTAACGCCCAGTTGACTTGGGGTTAATAATCCTTTTTCATTAAACAAATAATATTCTTCAAATTTAGGCAATTTGAATTCTGACGGTGTTTGTCTTGGGTCTGGAATTATTTGTCTAACTTTTTTAATTTTAAAGGAATCAATTAATCTTAATTCTTGAATACCTTTTTCAGTATTTTTTGGATCTATCATTGCATGATAAAAAATCCTACCTTCAATATACCATCTCTTAAAAATATCATATGCTTGATTATTAAAATCAAGTAATTTTAAGACAAGTTCAAATTCATCTGTAATTTTATCTTGGAGATTTTTTGATAGGCCGGTATGTGTTAGATCTAGGTCAACAGGACTTCGCGCTTGATTAGTAATTATGGCTTCTTGAATAATATTTTCAACAGCCATATCACATTCGGGATGTTCACCCATATCCCTATATTTCATAATTAAGTCGGCATCTGTTTTTGCTACCGCGTCTAAATCAATGTAGGTACCGAAAGCGCCACCTGCTGAAGTGGCCTCAATAGCGCCTTCTTGATTTTCGGGGAAACTAAGAGCCGGTAAGTCCTGACCCTTTTCTCTCTCTATATTAAATCCAAAAAGTTTCATAATATATTTCTATTTAAATGTTCTGAATGCAAACTACTTAATATTTGCTTCTTTGTGCGTATAGTAATCATACTGCCAATCTACCGTGAATTCTTGAATTGTATTCCCTGAATCCCAACTAAGATCTATAGCTGATATGTTTGATGGCCATGCACCGATGATTGTCCATTTTTGATCATCTGTTCCATCTTTTTTATACATTTTTAATGTCATTTGGGTCGTATATTTAGACCTGGAACTAAAAATGTCCTTTGTAGCCACATTTCCTTTATGACTATTAAGTAGCACCATCCATTTTTCAAGTGCGGCCTTCAGAGTGTGACCTTCATCATTAACAACTGTGGTTGATAAAGCGGGAAATTCTCTACTCTCTCCTGCAACTTTTACTTGACGGCCAAAATAGGGTACTTCAATTGGGGATATCATAGAAGGAGGAATCTGAGCTCCCTTACACAAATATTTCCAATCCGAAGTTGCGCCGCCACCGGGAACGGTTCCCAAGGTCATTTCCATGAGATTGGTCCTGGCGCCACCACCGATTAATTTGCTTGTGAATGCACTTATTGCAAAATCTGCCATGTTTAAAATCCTTATGTTGCGGTTGTCACCTGTGAGTGTTCCCAATAATCATAAGCCCAAGTAACTGTGTATTCCATTATCGAATCGTTTGGATCCCAATTAACATCAATTTGATCCAAGGAAGTAGGAAAACAATTTTCAAACTTATATGTTTGATCGGCCGCTCCAGTTTTACTATATGTGTTCACACTCATATCTGCGATATAACCTGTAAGTTTATTTAACATTGTAGAATCGCGGACGTTGCCTGAATGTGAATTTAATTTATTCATCCAACTTTCTATTTGGTTTCGGATTGCATAACCTTCATCATTTATAATGGTTGTGGTTAAATCCTCAAAAGTTCTATTTCCTGGAATTTTTACTGCTCGACCAAAATAGTTTACGGTTGTAATGCCCAAAGCATTTGCCGGAATTTGCACACCTTTACACATAAAGACCATGCCTGGGCTTGTTCCAGTTGTTGACGTATCGCCTTTCATAGCAATTGATACATCGAAAAGGGAAGCTCTAGCTCCCCCTTTAGTTAGTTTTGATATAAAACTATTTACTCCATCTACTACAAATGCCATTTAAACCCCTAATATTATTGTATAATCATTTCTATTTATACAGCATTAACAACTTCTTCAAAATCTACACCACTTCGTACTGCAACAAAGTTGAGCAAGATGAAGTTAATTGATTTCGTAGGTTTAATGAATATGCTACCAATAAACTCATTTCGATCTATAACTTCTTGTGTATTATTTGACTCGTCACAAACTACAGAAAAATCTGTGATTCCACCTCTTCCTTGAATATCTCTGAGAAATGGTTCTACTGACGAAACAAAAGATGATCGTGTGAAATCATCGTTGAACTCAAACATTGAGAACTGTGCGAAATTAGCAATGGATTTTTCCAAAGTAATGAACAATCTACGTACATTAATTCTATCAAACGCCGAAGGTTTGGCTAATAATGTTTTATCACCAAACAATATATGTCCTTTACCTGAAAAAGAAACAATTGGATTTACACCATTTTTATAAAGATTGTCTCTTTCTGTTTTATTAGGATTCCATGCTAGACGTGCAACATTTTTTACTTGACCTCTATTGAAGCCAGCTGGTGAAAAGAAAAAATCTCTTTCTAATGTTGTTCTTACAACAAGACCAGCCACATCTGGATTTAACGGAACATATCTAAACGTATCATTATACTTGTCATATTGATATTTCCATCCAGAATCTATAACTGCATAAGAAGTGCTAGGTAAAAGATTTCTGAAATCATTAATTGCTGTAACTTCCCCACCGTCATTATTAACAACATCACTTTGCTCTGGGCTAATAAACACCATGCAATCTTTGCGGTTTTCCGCAATATTACTAATTAAGTAACTTGCAACTGTGGAAGAACAAGAACCAGCAAGTATTAATGAAATATCTATATCTTCTGCAGATTTAAATTTATCAAAGCCGGTAATTGTGATTGCATCAGTTAATGTTTGTCCATCAGTACCACCCGTCATACTTGCATTAACAGTAATTCTATTTGCTGTATATGCAGGTTTTGAAGCGGAATTCGCTGATGTACCCCATGCGCCGGTATTAGGTGCTGCACTTGCCGCACCTCCTGTTGGATGTTTCATCCACCAAATATATTTAGATTGTCTATTAATAGCTTCTTTATAATAAAGAGCTTGACCATCTTCTGATTTAGCATCTGAAGCAACGGATAAAGCTGGGAATGTTTCTAATACTGTTCCCTTAACACCTGTCCATTCTCCGTCTTCATCTACTATAACTACATGAACTTCATCTTGTGTTACACCTCTTCGAGTTGCAAAATCCGAGGTAAGTGGTGCATAATCAAATACACTTGAAAATTCCCACTCTCGTGAATATGCAATCGAACCAGCAATTGCTGTAGAACTTGGTGATATGGCTGTTTTCAAAGTCGCGCTTGTATTACTTGTAATAGATTCCAACTCATGTGTTTCGCCATTAATTGTAATCTTATCACCTACTGTAAACTGTACGTCAAAGTAAGTTCCTGTTCCTGTCAGTACTTTTCTTGCAGCATCGGCAACTTGAGCGGTTCCCATCATAGTTGTCGCCGGTTCAGCAAATTGTGAATTTATTTGTTTTGTATATGTTGGTGTACCGGTAATCGCAGTATTGCTTGCGGATTGCACAGTCATTGAAGTGTCTGATGCAATAGCAGTTACTAAGAAATAGGTGCCTGCCGCATCATGTTTAATTATATCGTTAACTTGTAATTCTGAAGTAAACAATGTTGTTGTTCCTGAAACAGTTCCTTCTTGTCCAGAAAAGGCCGTTGTCATGGTTCCTGTTATTGCTACTGCGGCAATATCGGCTCCACATAATCCGA